CCTCGCCCAGAATGTCGACCTCGGTCAGCGTCTTCAGGACCTGAACGTCGACTTCCTTCGTCTGGATCTGGGGGCCCTCACCGCGGCACGCGCAGTCGATGTTCAGGTGGCAGGCGCAGGCGTCCAGCCCCGTGCCGTCCTGGTCGCCGGGGCAGCCGCACGAGCAGTCCTCGGAACCTGCGCAGCGGCAGAGGTTCGACGGCTTCTCGTGCTGCTCGATGCAGCGGCAGCCGCACTGGCGGATGCCGCACTTGCAGCGGTCCGAGCAGCCGCAGGACAGGCAGTTGCAGTCGCACTTGCCAGCGCAGTCGGATTCCAGGTCGTTGACCCCGGCAAGGTTGTGCTTCAGCGAGGCGCCCGCGATATCAAGGACCAGGCAGTCAGCCTTCCCGGACTCGGGGTGCAGCCGCAGCCCGCGGCCCACCATCTGGATGTACAGACCGGGGTTCAGTGTGGGGCGGCCGATCACGACGCACGACGTCTGCGGCGCGTCGAAGCCCTCGGTCAGCACCATGCACGAAACCAGGATGCGTGTCTGGCCGCCGTTGAAGCGGGCATAGGCCGCCTTGCGCTCGGTCGACGGGGTCGCGCCTGTGATGACCTCTGCCGTGGCGCCACAGACGGCCCTGAAGGCATCGGCCGTGCGCTCGGCCGTGGACACGTCCGGCATGAAGACGATCGTCGGCCGCTCGCTGGCCTCGGCGCACCACGCCTCGGCGATGGCGACGAACGCGTGGCTGTCTTCCAGCGCGGCCGCGACGTCCTTCGTGTTCAGGTCGCCCGCCGTCACGCGGGTGCTGGCCAGGTTCAGCCCGGGAACCTCGATCGACTTGGCGACCGGGGCCACCAGGTAGCCCTGCTTGATCATCCAGTGGATCTTCTTTGAGTACGCAACCGACTGCCACACGTCCGGCAGCCCACCGTCCATGCGGGTCAGCGTCGCCGTGAAGCCGACGGTGCGGGTGGCCCGCTCGTCCATGCACCCGTAGTGGTCCAGCACCTCACGGTAGGACTTCGCGGCGTACCGGTGGCACTCGTCCACGATGACAAGGCCGATGCGGTCGACGGCCTCACGCCGCTTCGGCCGGGCCAGTGTCTGGACGCTGGCCACGATGACGTCGGCGAACTGGTGCTTCTTCGCGCCGCGGTTGCCCTTCAGCACCGCGGTCCAGACGCCGGGGCACATGGCCTTGATCTTGGCCTCGGCCTGTTCGAGCAGTTCCTCTCGGTGGGCGAGGACCAGCACCCGCTGCCCGTCGGCCCGCAGCTTCTCGATGTGGTTGGCGATCAGGCCGCTGAAGCACACCGTCTTGCCCGCGCCCGTGGGCAGCACGATCACGGGCCGGTTGATGCCCTCGGCCCAGCTGGCGTCGACGGCCGCCAGTGCCTCGCTCTGGTAGTCCCGCAGGTTGAAGCCCATCGTGATCCGTCCCCTAGTTGGTGTGACGTGGTTGCAAGGACAACGCTACAGGAACCGGGCTGCAGATGCAACCCGGTTCCCGTTAACGGTCAGCTGCCGATGGACGCCATCCTGCGGGCGTGACGCAGCAGCAGACCCTGCAGCTCGCGGGCCCGGGCGAACCTGTTGCAGCTCTTCGCGAGCTGCGCGGCCCGGTGGCTGCCCAGGTCCCACACATCACCCGCGGCGGTCAGCTCGCTGGCATACGCCATGGTGCTGGTGTCCATGGACGCCTCGCCCTCGCCGTACCACCAGACGGCCAGCACGTTGCGGTCCATCCAGACGGCGTCCAGAACGACACCCTTCCGACGGTTGCCCGCCTTGCCCTCTCGGACCGGTCGGCCCCAGACGACGTCGCCGGTCTGGAAGGTGCGGGCGGTGGTGGTGGTCATGTCGGGCCCCTTCGTTTGTGTCGCCTTGTTGCGACACCCATAAGGTAGCACGGCCGCACCGCAACGTGCAACACCCCCGCAGCAACGGATGCAGCGGGGGTGTTGCGGTGCCGGTACTACTCGGGCTTGCGGGGGTTGGGGATCTTCGGGATGACCGGGCCGTTGTCGTCGCCGTTGCGCATGATCGGTTCCTTTCGGTGGTGACCCGGCGCCCGTTGCGCCGGGGGTATGGGGTTGTTGCAGCTTGGGGATGTGGGGATGTGGGTATCAGGCGCCCGAGAGGCAGGCGCCCCCGCAGTTGTCCTCGCCGCAGCCGATGCAACGCGCGTCGTTGCGGTGTACGCCGCACACGCCGCACAGCTGCCACAGTTCACCGGCGCCGTTGCGGGCCAGCTGGCCCGTGTCACCGTCGACGGCGTAGACCCACGCGTGGACCTCGTCCGTGAGCACCAGGGTTGCGGTGTCGCCGCGGTGCTCAGCGGGCCCGGTACCAGGCTTGACGCGGTCACAGATCGTGCACACGATCGAACCGTTCTTGCAGGGGCCCGACCAGTTCGTGTCGTGAGCATGGAAGTCGTCCGTCTCGGGGCAGCTGTCACCGCGACGCGTTGCACAGTCCGTGCAGGCGGGGTCCCAGTCGCAGGACGGGCCACCCCCGTTCGGCAGCACGGTGCACTGCGGGTCGGTGTCACCGTACCCGGCCGCACGGGCCTGCTCGTCCGACGCGGCCCGCTGCACCGGGCAGGACGGGTAGTGCCCGACCAGCGAGCCGCAGCACGGCGACAGCGGGGACGGAATGATGCCGCGGTTCATCTGCTCGATGGCCCACTGCATGACACTCGGCTGCTGGCAGTCGCGGCACGGCTCGATGCTCGGGGGCTCGGGACAGTTGGGGTCCATGCTGCCGCCGAAGCTGTCCTCGGGGTCGATGCCCGAGCCCTTGCAGCGGCGGCAGACCGGGCAGTCGTCCGCGTGGTCGACCTGCGTGAAGGTCCGGCCATCGGGCCCGTACTCGACGTCAGCGTGCATGCCCACCCGGCGCCCGCAGTCGGGGCAGCGGGGGCGCCACACGGGGCTGCCCCAGCGGGTCGACTCGTAGCGGGACAGGTCCGCGGCGACCGCCTCGGTGGTGGCCCACCGGGCGCCGTCCTGGATGCGCTCGCCGGTGAGGTACCGGGTGTGGGCCGACACGCTGTCGCTGAGGTCCTCAGCGTCGTTCAGGTCGCTCTCGCCGTCCGAGGCCACCGACTTGCCGACGGCCTGGACCATGAGGCCGATCAGGCGGATCAGGTCATCGGCCATGGCCACGCGGGCCCGCTCGTCCTGCGTGACGTGCTGCGCCGCGTCCAGCGCGGCGGCCTTGATCTCGTCCAGCCGGTTCACTTCGTACCGCCCTTCGACTCGTCGTGCGCCTTGGCCACGGCGGCCAGGACCTCGGCCTTCATGGCCGCCAGGGTGCCGCCGTCGCGGTACAGGAAGAACGACCCGTTGACCCACCCGCGGGCTACCCACAGGTGCTGCCGGGGCTGATCCAGGGTGAAGCGGTAGGTGTTCTCGCCGATGACCGTCTCGGCGTAGTGCGTCATGCCGACGCTGCCCCACACCTTGCGTCGCTGCCACGTGAGGCTGCTGCTGGTGGCGCTCGCTGCGCCGTTCTCGCGGTTCGTCATGGGACCAGCCTAGCAGTCATGGCCCGAGGATGCAACGGCCACGTGGCTTCCCGCGTTTCTTCCCGCGTTTCCCGCGAAACGCGGGACGGCTGTTTCCGCAGGTCAGACGTGGTGCGAGGGGGTTACGTCCCGCGTTTCCCGACTTTGGCCGGAAGACTATGAGCCGTATAGGGTTAATACAATGCGTGATACAAACATGCGTCACGCTACGTAATCGTCCCACGTTACACGGCTCGTGCACAGTAGACGCGCGCAAGCATCATGATCATCAGGTGTCGATACCCCGCTCAGCTCGAACTCTTGGAACGAAAGTCGGGAAACGCGGGACGCCGGACCCCCACACCATGCCTGACCTGGGACGATGGGCCTTCCCGCGTTTCCCGGGAAACGCGGGACGTAACGCGGGAAGCTGGCTGCCGGGTGCTTCCAGTTGCCGCCCGTGTGCGGCGGGGATAACCTGTGGGCATGACGCACCCTGAGAGCGACACCGCACCCCCGTCCCTTCGCAGCCTGCGGCTGGAAGCGGGGCTGACGTCGGCCCAGCTGGCCGACCGCATCGACCGCCCCCTGAGCTTCGTGTCCAAGATCGAACAGCGCTACGTCAACCCCCGTGCGCACACGATCGGCATGTTCCTGCGGGGCGTCGGCCGGGCCGACCTGGCCGAGCGGCTCGGGGAAGCGGCGCGTGTCATCAGCGCCACCGGCCGGGGCACGGACCCCTCGGCCCGCACCCTGGTGGCCTACTTCGAGGCGACCGGCCAGAGCGACCTGGCCGCACTGGTCCGGGCCAGCAGCCGCCGCCTGTAGCCCCGTTGCAGGTTGGTACAAAGCATGGGGCAGTCATCGGCCGGGGGTAGAGTTGGTGGCGCCGACAGCGGCCCGATCGGTCCCGCTGCCCACGCCCTGTGACACACCCAGGGCTGATCATGAGCAGCGGTTGCACCAAAGGTCCGGACCGTGTACAGTCGGGCCCAGCAACGACGAAGGGGCCGGTCCCCGAAGACCGGCCCCACCAGTTGACGCGACAACCGCGAAGCAGCACACCAACACCCGAGAGGTTACCACCGTGAGCCTGACGCCCGCACACCGGCAGCTGCTGCTGGACTCGGCCATCGCACCCGCAGTCATCGACGCCTCGGGCATCGTGTCCACCCCCGCCGGTGACGAGCTTCTGTTCCCGTGGAACGACGGCGTGGGGGCCACCGTGTGGCAGCGCCGCCCCGACAAGCCGCGCACCGACACCGACGGCCGCCCCGTGAAGTATGAGTTCGCCAAGGGCGCGAAGGTCCCGTTCAACCGCCTTCGGGACGGGGATGACTACAGCCAGCTGATCCTGGCCGAGGGCACCAAGCAGCAGTACGCCGTCCTCTCGCACGCCCCGGCCACCTTCGCGGTCTACGGCATGTCCGGCTGCTGGGGGTTCTCGAACACGGACCTGTCGGTGCTGGCCGACCGTGACGTCTTCCTGCTGCTCGATGCGGATATCGAGTCCAACGCGGACGTGTGGACCGCGGCCGAGAAGCTCACGAAGCTGGCGAAGCGCAGCGGCGCCCGGTCGGTCCGCTACGTCGGCACCACAGGGTCGGGCAAGCAGGGCGTTGACGACGTGCTGGCCGCCATGCCCGAGGACAAGCGGGCCGGTGCGGTGCGCACCTGGCTGGCCAACGCGAGCGAGAAGCTCGGCCGCCGCCCGAAGGCGAAGGCCGCCGAGATGGACGCGGTCGACACCGAGGCCGCCACGCTGTTCGTCAAGGTCGAGGGCAAGCTCAGCTACCAGCCTGTGACCGCGGCCCGCCGCCTCATGGGCCGGGCGCCCGCCGCGATCACCGCCGAGCGCAACATCGCCATGTACCGGGACGGCGTGTACGGCGTCCACCAGGACGACGTGCTGGCCGCCGTGGTCGGCATGCTCGGGAACTTCTACACCCCCGGCCACCTGAGCAGCACGAAGGACGCGCTGATCGGGCAGCTTCACCTTGACGGGCTGCGGCTTCCCGAGCGCATGGCCGAGCCGCTGCTCAACTGCCCCAACGGCATGGTGGACCTGCGGACCGGCGAGCTGCGCCCGCACGACCCGGCGTACATGTCGCACGTCCAGGTGGCCGCCGAGTACCGGCCCGACATGGCGACCCCGGTCTACTGTGCCTGGCTGGGCGAGGCACTGCGGCAGGAAGGCCACACGGACGCCGATGTGGCCGCCCTGGTCCGCGACCTGGAAGAGACCGCGGGCACCATGCTGGACCCCACCATGACGCCGTCGAAGGCACTCTTCCTGTTCGGCCCGTCGCGCTCGGGGAAGTCGACCTTCCTGCGGCTTCTGAAGGCCGTGGCCGGTGCCACCTACACCAGCGCCGTCACGCTGCACGAGCTCGGCGCCGACCAGTTCGCCACCGCGAACCTGTACGGCAAGATGCTGAACGTGGCGGCCGACCTCAGCAGTGCGCACGTCGCCGACCTGAGCCGGTTCAAGATGGCGACCGGTGAAGACCTGCTGCACGCGAACCGGAAGTACGGCCAGCAGTTCAGCTTCACCAACCAGGCACTGTTCGCCTTCAGCGCCAACGAGCTGCCCACCGTGAGCGAGGCGTCCCGCGCCTACGCCGAGCGGATGAAGCCGTTCAACTTCCCGAACACCTTCGCGGGCCGTGAGGACAAGACGCTGGAAGCCAAGCTGCTCGCCGAGCTGCCCGGGATCCTCGCCCGGTGGGTGGCTGCCTACGGCCGCTACCTGGCGCGCGGCGGCTACGCCCCCACGGACGCCGTCACGCAGGCGATGTTCGAAGCCAAGTCCGACCGCGTGGTCCAGTTCTTCCAGGACATGTGCCAGCTGACCGAGTCGTCCCACGGTTCCCGGCTGACCGACCAGCAGGCCACCGGCCGCCGGGACGTCGCCGTGGCCTTCAACGCGTGGGCCGAGCGCAACGGCGGCAGCAAGATGGGCGAGCGCGCGTTCTTCCAGCGCTTCTCTCAGATCGCCGGTATCCACGACGTCAAGATCGGCGCGAAGGACCGCCGCGGGTTCAATGTCACGGTGGCCCGCGCGGACGATGACAACTGGTCCGAGGCCGAGCCGGTCGCCGACCCCATCGAGCCGTCGGGCGTGCTGCCCCCTGAGGGCCACTGGGCGGCCGCTGAGCAGCCTGCCGCAGCCTGCCCGGTCCCGTCGGTCACCGCGGGCATGAGCGAGCCGCAGACGGCCGCACAGGGCGCCGACCCGTTCGCCTCGGGGCTCGGCCTGAACTACGATCTGTAGCCCGTACCGGGGCGGGGGTTGCACCCCCGCCCCGGTTGTGGTTGACTTCCCTCACAGCAACTACCCGAGAGGAAGTTACGATGGCCGAGACCTTCGAAGAGCGGTCCACCCGCTACCGGCGCCAGTTCCTGAACCGGCTGGACAGCGTCGACTGGTCCGTCCTGGGCGACTACGTCAACCACCTGACCCCGCTGCAGGTGGCCTGCCCCCGCGGCCATGAGCAGGCCATCACGCCGCGCACCTGGCGCGGGTCGTGCGACGTCTGCAATCCGCTGCGAGGCGTGAACCGCCGCACGAGTGACGGCCGCCTCACCTTCTGATACACTGAGGCAACAGCACGACCGGTACCGGGCACAGCCCCGGAAACCCAACCACCGGAAGGAACACGATGAAGACCCTGGCCTTCGATATCGAGACCGCGGACGCGGACCGGCTGCACGGCTACGGCCCCGGCTTCGTCCGCCTCTGCGGCTGGCAGTGGCTGGACGCGGCGGGCAACCCCGTCAGCCCGGTGACCGTCCGCACCGACGCCGAGGAACTGGCCGACGCCATCAAGGCGGCCGACGCGGTCACCGCGCACAACGGCCTGAACTTCGACCTCATGGCGCTGGCCCGCTGGCACGGGCTGGACTATGAGGCCGCCGCGCTGAAGACCTTCGACACCCTGGTGGTCGAGAAGCATCTCGACCCCGTGGCCGCGAAGGGCGCGCAGCCCAACGGCTACTACTCGCTGGACAGTGTTGCCCAGCGCTACCGGGCCGAGGGTAAGTCGCACGTCGACTTCGAAGGAAAGCGCGAGCTGTACCGCCGCCTGCGGGGCGACAAGTACGCGGACCGGATGAAGCCCGGCAGCACCACCAGCTTCGGCATGCTGGCCCTGCTGAAGGACGCCTACGGCGGGTACGACCAGATCCCCCAGGATGACCCGGACTACATTGAGTACCTGGTTGCCGACGTAGTGGCCCAGGGCGCGGTGTTCCGGGCGCAGCGACGGGCCCTCGCCCGTGAGGACGTGGACAGCCAGCGCTACCTGCGGCGAGAGCACTACGTGGCTGCGGCCATGGCGCGCATCACCCTGGAAGGAATGCGCATCGACACGGACCTGACGATGGCGCGGTGGGCCGAGGGACAGGCCCGGCTGGAAGCGTCCAAGCAGATGATGCACGAGCGGTTCGGCATGCCGCTGAACGGTAAGAAGCCGCACACCACCAACCCCGGCAAGGCGGCCTTCCGGCGGGCGATCCTCGCCAGCGGTATCCGTGAGGAAGCGCTCGATGCCAACTGGCCCATGAACAAGGACGGGTCGCTGTCGACCGCCAAGGACACGCTCACCGGCATGATCGACGTCTTCACCGGGCGCAACGAGGAAGCCGCCGAGCTGTGCCGCACCATCCTGGCGATGAACGGCGAGCGCACCGTCTACGGCACCGTGCTCAACCACCTGGTCGGCGACCGCGTCCACCCGTACATCGGGCCGGACCAGGCCAGCGGCCGGTGGTCGATGAAGGACCCCGGACTGACCGTGCTCGGCAAGCGCGGCGGCAAGGCGCGCGAGAGGGCCATGGGCCTGGCCGACGAAGGCGAGTGGCTGGTGGCGATCGATGCCGACCAGGTCGACGCCCGCGTCGTGGCGGCCGAGTGCCAGGACCCCGAGTACATGAAGCTGTTCGCACCCGGCATGGACCTTCACAGCGAGGTCGCGTTCCGGGTCTGGCCGGACATGGCCAAGCACGGCGCCGACTGCCACCGGCTGGACGAGCACTTCGACCACGGATGCGGGGTCAAGGACAAGTGTCACTGCGTCCTGCGTGACCAGGCCAAGGTCTTCGGCCACGGGTTCTCTTACGGCCTCGGTGCCAACGGCATGGCGCGCCAGCACGGCGTGGACGTGGCCGTGGCCCAGGGGTTCATCAGCGGGATGACGAACGCCTTCCGCCGCTTGGCCGAGTGGAAGGACGAGACGCGGCAGGCCGCCGGTGCCGTCGGCTTCGATGAGCCGGTGCCCGCGAACGACAGCTTCCGCATCCTGCACACCTGGGCCGGGCGGCCGGTGCGGGTCGAGAGGAACCGGGCCTACACGCAGGCAACCGCTCTGATCGGCCAGGGCGGTACCCGCGACGTGATGGCCGAGGCGATCTTGAAGCTGGCGCCCGAGATCCGGCGCAAGGTCCGTGCGGTGATCCACGATGAGATCGTGGTCAGCATCGCGGCCGAGTCCGAGGCCGAGGCGCAGCGCAAGGCGCAGGCCATCAGCGACTCGATGGCCTTCGACCTGAAGGGCGTCGCCATCACCTTCGGCTGCAGCCGGGTGTCCCGTACCTGGGCCGGGACGTACGGCGCCGAGTACGAAGCGGCGTAGCCCAGAGGGGCGGGTGGCTTGACTGCCATCCGCCCCTCTGCCATGCTTGTGTTGCAACCAACCATGAGGGGACATGACATGCCGGAACTGATCTGCCCTGTGACCCAGGGGCTGCGGAACGAGCTGCTCGCCGCGGACGCCATGATCACGACGCACCGGGAAAAGGGTGCCAACGACCGGGCGCACTACGGTGAGGCGGTCCAGCAGCTGGAAGCGCTCGCTCTGTCGCTGCTCGCAGCGCCCACCGTTGGTTCGCTGCTGCAGCCCCGGCAGGACCTCGCCCGCATCGACCTGGCGCCGGACGGCGCCCTGGCCAAGCACCTGGCCGAAGTGGTCGAGTACCTGCGGACCACCGCGACCGACCTGCTGCGTGAGATCGCGGGCCCTCTGAGTCTGTACGCCAGCGACCACGTCCGCACGGCGATGGGCCACCTGTCCGCGATCTACAACCTGGCCGTGACGAGCATCAGGCGGGTGGCCGAGGAAGACCTCATGGCCATCAGGAAGAACGGCGTGCTGGACCTTCTGACCGCCGCTGACGCCCTGGCCCTGGTCCGTCTCGGCGAGACGGACGAGACGTCGGCAGATGCCCCGTCAGAGGCCGCCAAGGCCTAGCACCGCAGCAGATACTCACGGGGCAGGCTGGCCAGCTCGGCCACCTGCCCCGTCGGCACGCGGATGTAGACGCCCCGGATGCGGTAGCGGTCAAGCAGGCCGCAGGCGATCATCCGGTCCACCACGGCCAGCGGCACGCCGAGCCGCAGCGCGGCTTCCTGGCGGGACATGAACCTGGACTCTGTCATAGGTCTAGGCTACAATGGCAACAGCAGCACACGATAGCGGCTCGCATGCCTGAGCCGCGGACGAGAGGCAGCAGCATGAGCGATCAGTTCGACACGCCGGACGAGTTCGACGCCGTCGGCGACAGCGAGGCCAACGGCAGCAGGCCGAGCAACGACCCGGCCCGCCCCGACGCCCGGCGCGGCCGGTACTACCTGCCGAACCCGGACACGGGCAAGACCGCCAGCTGGCAGCGCGTGACCAACTTCGTCAAGCTGACGGACGACACCTACCACCTGGAACTGTGGAAGCAGCGCAACGTCCTGAAGGGCGTGGCGATCCTGTCGCAGACGCGCCCGACCCTGATGGCCGACCTGGCCGCCTCGGACGTGAAGGCCGACAAGGAACGGCTGAACACGATCTCTACGAAGGCGCAGGAAGCGGCCGACGCCTACCGCATGGCGGACGAGGGCACCGCGCTTCACGCGTCCACCGAGGCGGCCGACTACGCGGGCGGGGACCTGAACCGCGCCCCCGAGCGGCACCGGTACCGGGTGCGCCAGTACCTGGATGCCCTGGCCGTCAACGGCCTGACCGTGCTGCCGGACATGATCGAGCGCGTGACGGCCTCGGCGCACTACCAGGTGGCCGGGAAGTTTGACCGGCTGTTCGGCCTGCGGGACGGCTCGGCGGTCATCGGCGACCTGAAGACCGGCGACAGTCTGGACCTGTCCTTCCCGTCCATCGCTGCGCAGCTGGACTGTTACGTCGACGGCATCAACAGCGTCGGCATCTTCGACGGCCAGCGCTACGCCACCGGCGTCAAGGTCCGCACGGACTTCGGCATCGTGGTCCACCTGCCGTCGACCCGCGACGAAGTCACGGTGTACGCGGTCGACCTCGCCCTGGGGCGGGTGATCAACGCCACCAACCTGGCCGTCCGGGACGCCCGGAAGATCAAGGCCAAGCACGTGGCCCGCCCGTTCGACGGCGCCAGCTTCCTGCCGACCGCGGCCGAGCTGGACGCGCACTGGATCGAAGCGCTGAACGCGGCCTACTCGCACGACGAACTGGTGGCCGTGGCGCAGCGCGCCAAGTCCTTCGGCCAGTGGAACGAGCGGCTCGCACAGCAGGCCCGGCTGGTCTCGGCCGAGCTGCGGGCGGGGGTGCTGTCGTGAACCCCGAGGACGCACGGCTGGAACTGTCCTGCGCCGACCAGCACCACGCCGGATACGCCGAGCTGCTGGACCGGTACGCCGAAGCCGTCCGGGATGACGAGCGGCTGAAGACCCTGCGTGAGGCGCGGCGGGCGGTCAGCCGCTGTCGCGATGACGGCGGGGACGTGCACCAGGCCATCGGCCTGCTCGGCCGCCTGGTGGTCGTCCAGCGGGACGCGATGGGCATCGCCCGCCCCGAGAAGCCCGAGGTGCTGTCATGATCCCCGAGATGCAGAAGATCTGGTTCCGCTGCCTCGCCGAGGCCACGGACCTGGAAGCCGTCGGGGCACTGCGTGCTCAGGCGTGGACCGCCCGGCTGCGCACCCCCGAGTGGGAAGCGGCCCTGAACGAGAAGCGCGAGCAGCTGCGCAGCGAGGACGCCGTCCGGTTGGACGAGCGCATCCGGGTGCTGCGTGAGGTGCGCAACAAGGCGGCCAGGGCGGACGCGGCCTGCCATGAGACGCCCGGTAAGAAGGGCGACCCCTACTCTTGGGGGTTCGGCGGCAGCATGATCGTCGCCTTCCTCAGCTGGAAGCTGGGCGAGGCGAGGCGGGCCGCTGGCCAGCCGCGATAAGCTGGTGGACGGGGCCCGTGTCACCTGGTCAACAGTTGACACGGGCCCCCATATCAGGGATGATAGAGGCATCGGGAAGGGCAGCCGCCCCGACCGCGAATCAGCAGCAGAGAGTGAGACAGCAACATGTCGCAGCGTGACGAGTTCGACAGCGCCGGTGCCTACGTGGCCGTGAAGGATCTGCTCGGCGATCTGGTCCTGTTCAGCCCGACCGAGCACGTCGAGGAAGTGCAGACCGACTTCGGTACGAAGGACGCCGTCCTGACCGACCTGGTGGTCATCACCGCCGAGGGCGGCCCGGCCGAGTACACCGACGTCATGATCTTCCAGGGGTCGCTGATCGGCCAGCTGAAGCGGAAGATCGCGGGCCAGAAGAAGCTGCTCGGCCGCATCGACAAGGGTGAGGCCAAGAAGGGCCAGAACGCCCCGTACATCCTGACCGCGCCGAGCGACGAGGACAAGCAGCTGGCGCGTGACTACCTGGCGGGCCGCGTGATCTCGGCCGCGGCGCCGCTCACGAAGGCCGAGGACCCGTTCGCGGTCTGACCGGCCAGGGGCCACGGCCCCGTCGGACGGCCCGCGCTGCCTACTATCAGCGCGGGCCGTCCGCTTCCGCCCCCGTAGCTCAGCCCGGCCAGAGCAACCGCATCGTAAGCGGACAGCCGCAGGTTCGAATCCTGCCGGGGGCTCTCGAAGCACTACCCACAGCAGCAGCAGCAGAGAGGACCCACCGTGTTCGGCATCCCGCTTGACACCACCATGGCAGCCAATCCCGACGTGGCCGCCCTTCGCAACCAGTTCGAGCAGCACCTTGACGAGTGCCGCGACTGCCAGCCCACGCTGTGCTTCCAGGCCAACGTCCTCTGGCGCAAGGTGTGCCTCACGGCGCTGCGCGTCCAGACCGCAGCGAAGGCGGGCGTCTGATGGCCCGCCGCACCGACACCGGCTGGCGTGACTCGCTGCTCGCCCAGCGCCACCTGAACTACGGCTTCCAGGCCCCGGCACCCGGCATGGTCCTGCCGATGATCGAGTACGACAAGGGCCGGGCCGTCGGTGTGGTCAGCTACCTGCCGCTCAGCATGCCGAAGCCTTCGGGCCCGGACGTGGCCTCGGCCTATCGCGCGTTCGGCGCGCTGAGCGACTCGGCCGCAATGGACCAGCTGCCGTTCCTCACGGCCCGCTACGACCAGTCTGACTGGTCCTTCGAGGTGTACCCACACAACGAGTCGGCCCGCGTCCTGGTGGGACGCTCGGGCTGGCTGCGGGTGTCCGAGTTCGGGTTCGCCGAGCTGCTCTACGAGATGCGCGGCCGGGGGCTGCCGGACCTGTCGCCCTACGGGGTGACGTGGAACACGACTCTCAGCGGGTGCGGGCACGACGTCTTCGACGGGCTGGAAGAGAAGTGGCCGGGACAGGCCGTCAGCATCCGGCGGCGCAACTGGGAACCCGAGGTGTCGGTGCCGTTCCGGCTGCGGGTGCCGTGCCTGGACGTCGACTTCGCGGTGGTCGACCGGGACGACCGGCTGGCGCTGCTGGTCGACTACAAGGCCGCTGGCGGCCGTCTGCCGGTGAACCTGCAGCACCCCAACCTGAAGGCTCTGGCGAGCATCACCACGGGGCGCAGCGGCAGCCCGTTCAACGTCCCTGCCTACGCGGTCGAGTACACGCCGGGACGCGGCCTCTGGTTCTTCCGGGTGCACTGCCTGAACGCCTCGGCCCGGCTGCACCTGGCCTACGTTCTGGGCGCCACGGATGCCCGTACCGAGGCCCTGGCCGAGACGGTCACCGGGGCCACCTGGGTGGACCTCAGCGGGCATGAGTGGGCGAACGTGCTGCGCGCGTCACGCGACCTCTGACCTGCGGTGACAGGGGCCCAGCAGATTCCTGCTGGGCCCCTGTTGCATTCCCGCTACGCAAGATGTAGAGTTGTTCCTGTCAGCAAGACGCAGCGGCAGCAGAGACAGGGGACAGACCATGAAGCGCAGCAACCGCAAGGCCGCCGAGCTGATCCGCGAGCGCCGCCGCGGCAACCGCAAGTGCTCGCTGAGCACAGCGGTCGCCGCGGTCACGAAGGACGCCACCATCCGCAAGACGGTGACGGCCGCGCTGCGCAAGGCCGCGAAGCCGCTGCGCGAGTCGGGCGACCTGGGCCGCGTGCAGGTCCGCACCTGCTACGTGACCCCCAACCAGGTGGGGAAGAACTACCGGTACACCGCCCGCCAGATCGCCCGCATCGCCGCTGACTACAACCCGCGCAAGGCCGAGTGCAAGGCCGCCCGCGCTGCCCTGCTCGGCGTCTGACACCAGCGGGGGCCCGGCGGACAACCGGGGCCGGGCCCCTTCCGATCACCCGACTCGGCCGCCCGGCCGGTTAGCGAAAGGGCACACCCCCGTGACCGATCCGACACCAGAGAATACGAGCACCTTCGACGCGTTCGCGTGGGTGGACCGCGCAGTCTGCGGTGAGCCCGACTCGCAGCACATGATGTTCCCCGACCCGACGAACACGGTCGGCATCGAGCTGGCGAAGGCCGCGTGCCGCCGCTGCCCGGTGGTCGACCCGTGCTTGGACCGCGCCCTTGCGACGGGCGAGAGTCACGGCATCTGGGGCGGCCTGACCCCGGAAGAGCGGCGGCAGCTGAAGCGCCGCGAGTCGCGGGCCCGCTCGCGAGAGGCGGCCGAGAGCAGCTCAGCTGCACCGGTTGCCCGCCAGCCGTGGGACGTCAAGCCGAAGACCACCATGTCGATCGTGCCCAGGTCCGACGTCCTCTGACCGGCCGGGACCGCCGCGCTACATCTTGCGTGGCGGTCCCTTCCACGCTAGGATTGCAACCATGAACAACACCAACGGAAGCTACCGGCACCCGCAGCACGACGCCATCGCGCAGCGTCTGCGTGAGGGGTTCTCGGACCCCGCCGTCGGTCTGATGTTCGGGGTCCACCGCAAGACGGTGGCCCGCGTCCGCCGGGCCGAGGGGCTGCCCAGCTTCACCAATGCCCGCACCGCGGCCGAGTCGCTGGCCGAGCACGCCGTCACCCTGATCAACGGCTGCACCGTGTGGAAGGGGCCGGTCGACAACAACGGCATTCCGACCATCCGCAACGGCGGCCGGTACCTGGCGGTCAGCAGGCTCGTATTCGAGCAGCACCGCGGCCGGGCGCCCGAGGGAATGGTGAAGGCCGACTGCGCCACGCCGCACTGCCTGACCGCCAGCCACATCATGGATGACCTCGGCCGCCGCGACCTGCTGCTGCAGATGCGCCGCCTGGAAGGTCTCTACTACCGGTGGGACCAGTGCCCGCGGTGCGGCCGGGACTGGCACACCGTCGGCCGTGTCCAGCCGGACCTGAAGCTGTACTGCACCGGGTGCAAGACGGACCGCGCCCGCGACCGCAAGAGGGGACTGAAGCCGGTATGATCACCCCGCCGCCCTACCACGCGCCTCGCCCGCACTCGCTGGACCTGGCCGCCAACGTCTGCCGCAAGCTGCGCCTGCAGGGCAACGACCGCGCGTTCTACATGACGATCTTCTGCCACGTCCGGGACGCCGAGATGGACGGGCACGACACGTACCCGCTGTGGCGGCAGTACTGCGGGGACCGCAGCGCCGACCTGGCAGTGTCGGCCTACCTGACCGCCATCGCTTCCACGCGCCGCCAGCGGGGTGTGCGATGAGCGTCGGCAACAAGAGCCGTGGCGGCAGGTCGCGGGCCATGTACGAACGCGAGCGGCTGATCATCCTGGATGCGGCCCGCGGGCTGACCGCTGAGCAGAGCGCCGAGCTTCGAGGTACGACGAAGTTCAGCGTCTACGACACGCAGCGCAAGATCAAGCTGATGCTAGGCGCGTCGACCATCGCCCACGCCGTGGCGCTCACCATCGCCTACGGCTACATCACCCATGACGAGATCACAGGGACGGAATGATGGCCACCACCGACTACGTGAACGGCGTCCGTCTGGCGCACGCCGTCTGCGCCGACTGCCACGGCTGCATTGACGAGAACTGCCACGGGTGCCACCGCCGGTGGTGCCTCGGCACCTACCTGGGGCGCAGCTGCGACCGCTGCCCGCACGGCATCCTGACCCCGAGGGGTGACGGCACCCGGTCCGCCGACCGCGTCCCGTGCATGCTGGCCCGAGGCCACAGCGGTGTCTGCTGCCCCACCCCGCGGCGGGTGTGACCATGGACACTGATCGTTGTGAGCGCTGCCTCTGTGAGTACTGCAGCGGGCCATTCGACAAGCACGACCGCGACGTGTGCAGCTGCGAACACTGCACCGGCTGTCCCGATCTTGCCTGTCTCGGGTTCGAGCGACCGCACCGCATCGACCTGCTGGCGCAGCAGATGGGCTTGCTTCTGTCAGTGCACCTCGGGCCGAAGAACCGGATGCGCTGCCTGGCCGCGGCCCACGCTGCGCACCACGCGATCGAAGACTACGACACCGCTACCGAAGGGAACTGACCGTGCTGCACATCGGCTACCGGGACCGCGACTTCCTCTGCCACACGGGCGAGGTGATGCAGGACATGGTGCTCGGCCGCGACGGCTACACGCCGGACGATGAGGCCGCCCTCGGCAAGGTCCAGCAGATCGGCAAGGGCGGCACCGCACTGGTCGTCACGGGCGAGGACCTTGACGTCAAGCAGCTGACCGAGATCATGCGCGAAGTCATCAGCGCCGAGCTGGCCCACTGGGTGCCGGACGCCTCGCAGCGGCTGATCTGGCGGGCGGCCCGCGCACTCGGGTTCGAGCCGACGCCCCGCCCCGGCTACGTCGACTGCGGGGCCGAGCGGATCGACCACCCGCTGGTGCCCGCGTGGGAATACGGCCTGTACCTCATGCGCTGCTCGGCCTGTGCCCGGTTGTTCCGGGTGTGACCCCCACGCGGAAGGGCCCCTGCCGACTCATCCGGCAGGGGCCCTTCCAGTTCGTCGTGCGGTCACTTGGCGATGATGTACATGGCGACCGCCGCAATGGCACTCACAACGCCCGAGACAGCGGCCACTGGCCCGAGAGGCCAGCGCCGTTCTTCCAGAGCCGTCACACGCCCTTCCAGGGTCGTGACGCGTGCGCTCACGGCGTCGATATCCTTTGCCACGGTCGCCTGAGCCTGGCTGATGAGATTGAGCTTCCCATCCAGCCTCTCGAATCCGGCGGCCATTTCCCCTCGCAGGGTCGCGAGTGCGGCCGCGACGTTGGTCACGTCGTCAGCCATGACAGCCCCCCGTGGCTGCGCGGCCCCGCATGTCACTCGCCCAGGTCGTCACGGGTGTCGACGGCCAGCGCGCTGTTGCGGTTGCCGAGGGCCTTCACGGCGGCGCCGTACAGGACGGCCAGCACAGCCGGGAACGCTGCGACCGAGGCGGCCTTGACGGCGGCCAGGTCGGTCACGTCGAACCCGTTAGCGGTGAGCAGCCCGAGCAGGCTGACCGCGTAGGTCAGGGCGGCCAGCTCGGCCAGCGACTTCAGGTACTTCACGGTGATGCCTCTCTGGTGTGGGACGGGGGTTGCCTTCCGCCGCCGCGCCCGAGGTGTCAGGCCTTGAGCGAGGTTTCGAGCATCCAGCCGACTGGCTGGTTTCCGGGGTCCGAGGCGTCCAGCTTGAGACGGACCACGGACACCTTCGAGTCGCCGTCCTGGATGGCGACGTTCACGCGGCCGCCGTTCTGCAGCACGTCCACGTTGTTGACCCGCCAGTACTTGCCGGGGTCGTTCCACACGGCGACCCGCAGGCGGGCGCTGTGGAAGTCGGCGCCGAAGGACAGATAGACCTGTCCCCACCCGAGGGCCCCGCCATTCTGCGGGGGCAGCGGGATCAGCACCGCGTCCGAGGGGCTGTCGAATCCCTGGGGGATCTCGCCGATCACAAGAGCCATGGTGGTTACCGAACTTCCTCATCGAGCCGCCGCCGGTCGGCCGGGGCGGTGGTGGCCTGGAACAGGTTCCAGATCGGGCCGGGGTCCGTGTGGTCGTTCTCGGGAACCTGGCTGTGGCCGTAGTGGCCGGACCGTTCCTGCCACACGGCGGGGTCGCGGTGGCCGGACCAGTCGGGCACGCCCATCGGCCACACGTCCGGGACGCCCCAGCTGCGCAGCCACGCCATGATCTCGGGCAGCCCCTTGCCGGGGGTGTCCTTCAGCTCGGCGTAGACCTTGCCGTCGACCCTGCAGTACGGGAAGAACAGCCACTCGATCTGCAGACAGGCGGTACCGTGGCGGTTGGTCTGCACCCCGCCGGTGGCGTTGACCAGGGCACGGGCCGACCGGTCCGCCGGAATGAACTGCGTGAAGCGGCCGGTGAACGGGTCGGCCAGGATGTGAGGGGCGTTGCCCGCACCGCCGCCGCCGAAGTAGGCCGCCAGATTCTCGTAGGGGACCAGGTCCGCCGGGGCCGTGGCCGAGGCGTTGCGGTCCCAGGTGATGTGATGCACGGCGCGGGCGCCGCCGGTACCGTCCATCGTGCCGCCGTTGTTGGTCGGCTTGCGGGTGGCGCCGGGCAGCCAGAGGTCTGCCATGGTGGTGGTGCCCTTCGGTCAGTCGGTTGCGGTGAAGGACTGCGTGCGCAGTCCCAGCCAGGTCAGGCTGCCGAGGTCCGGCACGCCGGACGGGCGGCGGCCGTGGCCCAGGTAGCGTTGCAGCCGGGCGTATGCCTCACGGAAGGTGTCGCTCTTCTCATGGAAGCCGCACTGCGTGAGTGCCTTGCGCACGACGTCCTCGGCCGCCGGGTCGGCACCGGCGCGCAGCTCGGACACCGACACCTCGGGCCGCTGCCAGACGACCGGCTCGTCCTCGGCCACGTCGGCCAGCAGCTCTACCGGGTCGGCCAGCTTGGCCGCCGGTCGCTGCCTGCGGGACCGGGGTGCCTCGGCCTGTTCCTTCACCGCGCCGTAGACCTCGGCGAAGGCGTCAGCGTCGGTTTCCGGACGTACTTCGGTCGGGCCATTGACGTCCATCTCGTCCTGTGCCATGTCGTCCATCCTAATGGGTGAAGAAGCAACAGCCGCCCACTGCGGGTGCAGGGGCGGCCGTTGCGTATCGGTCAGTTCGAGCAGAGCCGGTCATCGGGGACCGGTACCGGCAGGGGGTCCAGCCCCCACCGGGTGGCCCCGTCGGCGACCAGCAGCGGCGCCATGCAGCGCCACCAGACCCACGCCATGTAGCGGTAGCCCACCTGTCCGGGGTGCACGCCGTCGGTCAGCTGGCCGGACGTGACGGCGGCGCTCACGTGGGCCAGGGTGACCCGCGGCCCGGCCGCCGAGACGATCGACGGCAACAGCCGGTTGAAGCGCTGCTGCTCTACCGAGGCCGTGTCGCTGTAGGTCCCGTAGCGGTTGGGCACCAGGTCGCCCACGACGATCCGGACCGACGGCGCAGCGGCGAGCACCGCGTCCAGCAGGCCGCCCATGCGCTGCGCCATGACGTCCGCCGTGGCGCCCTGCCGGGCATCGTTGGTCCCGATATCCAGCAGCACAATGTCCGGCTGGTACGTGGCCATCCAGCCGGGCACAAGGGGCATCAGCTGGTCGATGCGCCACCCCGAGTGGCCTTCGTGGTTGCGGTCGGCCCCGGTACCGGACGTCTGCGACCCCACGTAGTCGGTCCGGTAGAGCTGCTGGACCGGGACCAGGAACTGGTACAGCTCGTCCCGGTAGCCGTCGCCCGTCGGGCTGTTCACGCCCGCGGTGATCGAGTCGCCGAGCGGCATGATGCGCAGGTGCTGCGAGGCGTCGACCGGCGGAAGGGCCGGGCTGCCCTCGGCCCCGCTGGCGGGCAGCGTGGCGACGATGACTGCCGATGAGGCAGCGGCGGCCAGGGCCGCTGCCAGTCGTGCTGAGAACTTCACTCTGGTCCTTCGGTGGTGGTCTGCTGGTCGGCCAGGTAGCGGGCGAGCGCCGCGTCCATCATCTCGCTGCGCCGGGCCACGGCCGCCGCCTCGGCCGCTACGGCCGCTGCCTGCTCGCTGGCCAGGGTCCGAACGAACGAGCGGTACTCGTCCGGGCTGATCGGCTCGGCGCCCTCGGGCAGCTCGGGCGGCGGGAAGCCGGTCGCCTCGGACACGGCGCCCGAGGCACTGCGGTACCAGATGGTCACGGGGTCGTCCACGGTGGTTGCCTCTCGGTCAGACGGGGGTGAGCACGACGCGGTGGGACATGATGATCTGGGTGTACACAGCGGACGCGGTGCCGCTGCCCAGCTGCGACTGCATCGACACGTTGGTGGTCGCACCCGGCGCGAGCGTGGCGCCGACGACCACACGGGTCGCCATGGCGTGCACACCCGTCATCGTGGTGCTGCCCGTGTTGGTGAGGCGCCACGTCTCGACACCGTCCATACCGGCACACGCCGTGGCGGTGGTGGGCAGGTTGATGCGGAAGTCGAACTCTCGGTAACTGACCAGGTTCATGGTCCGGTCAGGGTCCGTGTTCGTCACTGAGATCGTGAATGCGGTGTCCACGTCGACCAGGGCTGCGGCCGGAACGGCCACCGAGGCGTAGTTGCGGGTCACCGTGTTCTGGAAGACGAGACTGTGGTAGCCGGGCTCGCCGCGCAGCTTGCCCGTGCTGTCGACGTAGATCAGTGAGCCGTCGGTGTCCGCGGTGTTGGGGAAGTTCCACGCGCTGACGTTGGCCCGTGCGGGGTTGCCGACCGAGCCGGTACCGAGCAGGCCAGCCCCGGTCGTAATCGTGCTGATCGACGGCGAGACGAGCAGGCCGTCGCCCACCACGCTCAGCGCGTTGCCCGGCGTGGCCGAGATCTTCGCGCTGATGACGCCGGTACCCGTCACGAAGTTCACGCCGGACGTACCGGTCAGGCAGGCCCGTGCCTCGGCGCAGTCGGTGTGGGCCGCCACCCGGTACGGGTTGCCGGGTGACCCGTCGCCGGTGACGATCGTGTTCGTCCCGTTGGCCAGCGCACCGCCGCTGGAAGAGCCGCAACCGCAGCGTGCCATCAGTCAGCCCCCGATCAGAAGTAGAGCTCTACGAAGACCGCACCGGCCGAGCCGCTACCGCCCGTACGGTTGGCCAGGCCCGACGTGGTGGCCACGCCCGAGCCGCCGCCGCCGTAGCCGGTGCCGTTGGTGCCGTTGGACGCCGAGCCCTGGCCGACGCCACCGGCGCCGTAGCCGCCGCCCGCGTTGCCGCCGTTGCCGCCGTTGGACGCGTTCGCGTTGGGGGCCGTGGCCGCGTCCGAGCCGCCGCCGGGGGTGGCAATCTGGCCGACACCGACGGTGCCGCCAGCGACACCCGCCACGGTGGCCGCGCCGACCGCCGCGGTGGAAGCCGCAGCCGCGCTTCCGCCGCCGCCGTTGGCCACCACGATGCCGCCGAAGCTGGACTGGCCGCCCGGGTTGCCCGCGGTCTGGTTGACGCCACCGGTTCCCGCCGCGCCGACGGTCACCGCGACGGACGCGCCGAGCGAGGACGCATCGAGTACCGACTCGCTGTAGCCGCCGCCACCGCCGCCAGCGGAACACGTGGCGTTGGCCGCGACACCGATCGACCCGCCACCGCCGCCACCGCCGCCGATCACCCGGACACGGACGCGGGTGAGACCGGGGTAGGACGCCTTCGTGAAGTTGAAGGCGCCGGGGGTCGTGAAGGACACGATCTGCTGCAGGCCCACCGAGGTCCGCTTGAACGTCAGCTCGCCGGTCGGCAGGATATCGAAGAACGTCGAATCTACGCACACGCGGGCCATGCGTCCGCCTCACTCTCGGGGTTGGTCGGGGGTTGGTGCCCGGTCCAGTCTAAGGGGTAGGCAGCAGGGCGATCAGGTTCACCAGGGTTCCTTCCGGCGCCGGGCTGCCGTCGGCAAGGCTCAGGGTCGCGACGGCGCCGCCCTCGCCCACGGCAACGCCCGCGACGACCGGGCCCGCCAGGCTGAACGCCGGTGTCGCGGTCACGACCGGGGGTGACGGGAACGCAGCGGGGAAGTCCCACCGCGCAACGCCGTCCGCGTCGCACGCGAGCACCGTTGCGGCCATCGTTGCCGCGGGTGCAACGGCCCCGCCCTCGGGCGCATCCGGCTGCGGCGCGGGCAGCACCCGCCGCGTCGCGGCCCGCGCGTTGCGCTGCGGGCCGCGCAGCACACCGGCCAGGGCGTTGCCGGGCACGCTGCGCGCTGCGCTCGTCCTGCGGCCCATCACGTCACCACCAGTTCGTCGCCGTGGGCGGCCACCTGGATCACGATGCGCTCGTGTCCGGGGTCGGCCTCGGTCCCGCCGTCCTCGGACACCTGCAGCCCGGTGATCTTCAGCCGCTGCGTGATCGTGCGACAGGTGGTGTCGCTCGTCACGTCCAGACACCAGCCGGGCACCAGGCTGTCGACTTCCACGTCTGCGCCGGGGGACAGGGTAATGTCCTGCGTGTCGATGAAGACGGGCACCGCCAGGGTGGCGCTCAGGGCGCCCTGGGCGGCCGCGTCGGCGCTCACCTGGTCCGGGATGTTCCGCTGCTCGATGTACTTCTCAAGCAGCCCGTAGTAGGCGTTCGTGCCGCCCGCGGTGCCCACCGGGTCACCGTCCTCGGTCCCGGCCACGATGGTCCGGGTGGCCAGGCTGGCGCCGTCCTCGGACACGGTCAGGCCCTGCGGCAGGTCATCGTCCGACAGCCGCCCCACCACGTCGCAGAAGAAGTCGGGCATGATCACGACGTTGTTGCCGACGGCCGTGAAGTCCAGCCCGGTGTCCGCCAGGTCCCGCAGGTGGTCGCCGGTCTGCCCGATGTTCTGGGCGTAGACGCGGCCGCCGTCGATGCCCGCCACCTGGACAACCGTGGTCGTGTGGCCGGGGTCGTCCGGCGCGAAGCCGTCGTCCACCAGGGCAGCCGCGATGCCGGTGATATCGACACCCTGGAAGTCGAAGTCCTGGTGCGGCACCCGGCGGTCCAGCAGGCCGATGATATCGACGGCGCTGACGGTGACCGTGTCGAAGGACCAGTCCACGTTCAGCACCGGGCCCGACCACACCAGCGACGACCCGGTGGGGGTGACCCGGTAGACGTTCAGGCTGTGGCGCCAGCTGCGGATCAGGCCGAGTTCGCCGCAGCAGTCCTGGCCCGAGACCTGGATGATCACTGCTGCGGTCGAGACGTCGTTCAGCACGCGGTTCCAGGTGACCGCGGTCAGCAGCCCGGACGACGCGATCTGGTGCCCGTCCCGGTCCGTGACGGTGTAGTTGTGGGTGGCGCAACCGATCATGCTCAGTACCCCTGCCCCGAGATGGACAGATCGAAGGTGGCCGCCGGGTCGGGCGGGAACATCGGGTCGGACTCAAGGCACACGCAGTACATGGCGCACTCAAGGTTGTTGATCACGAGCGGCCCGCCGTCCGCGGTGCTGAACACGGTCGACGCGGTGCGGCAGTCGCCGCTGCAGTCGATCGTCGCCCGGCCCGTCTGGCCGTCGATCGTGATGGCGCCGCCCGCGGGGATGTAGGTGATGTAGAAGTCGTTGGCCGGGAAGCAGTCGTTCGCTTCCTTGATCTGGTCGCAGGTCTGGCTGGTACCGGTCGGCTTCTCGTAGAAGGTGATCCGGACGTTGCGCAGCTCGTCCGCCCCGGCCGAGATCGTCATGATAGGGACGTCGGTGGACCACGTCGGCCGGTTGGTCAGGTCGATCGTGTAACAGGCACTCTGGGGCGCGAGCGGCACGCAGAAGGGCGCCGTCGGGGCCGTGGGCTGCGGCGGGGTGGCGACCGGGCGCAGAGGGTCCTGGCACGCGTCGTTGGGCGAGACGCACACCGCGTGAAGGCAGTCGTCCTCGGGGCAGATATCCACGTCCACGGTATCCGTGCACTTGTAGCCACCGACCGTGGTCCACACGTAGCTGGCGCAGGTGCCCTCGCCCGAGGTGTCCCAGACGATGCACGCGTTGGGGTCCGCATTGGGGAAGCACCACGTGAGGCACGGGCCCGTACCGGCGGCCGGGAACGGGACGCTGAGCAGCGGCGTGGGGTCGGTCCACGCCCACGGCGTGGCGGCCACCAGGACGAATTCGACCGTGACCAGGTCGCCGCCCGAGCAGGCCCCGTTGGCACACGGGCCGGACACCCCGCGGCTGACCTCGGTCGGGCCGGACACCAGCGCGGTGCGGCGGAACGTCCGCTTGTGGGCCGCGTCCAGCTGGGGCTGCGTGAGGACGGTGGACGGGCAGCAGTCGAACATCTCGAAGCAGTCGCCGTCGCACGCCCCACCGGCGCAGGCCGACAGCACCTCGCTCAGGTACTGCATGCCGTAGTCGGTGCCGCAGCAGCTCGTCCCGATCAGGACGCCCTGCACGGTCATGGTCCGCGGCTGGACGCGGGTCGGGCCGAAGACCCCGCCGCCGCCCACCGCGTTCGTCACGGCCCGCGTGCGGGGGTTGTCGTTGGTCCCGCTGACCGACGTCGGCATGAAGCCGAGGAACTCGGCCGAGACCGGAAGGTCGGCATCGAACCAGGGCGCTGGCTGCGCCGGGTCGTCCGGCGTGGTGTAGGCCGAGACCGGATTGCCGTCCGCGTCGGTCGCACCGAGGTTCGTGGGCGTCAGCGTGTCGCAGCTGCAGATGTTCGGGCCGGTGTCGAAGGGGCTGCCGACGTTCTTCAGGTACGCCGAGAGACGGACCATGTTCCACACTTCCAGCCCGTTGGCTGCGGCGTAGTCCTTCAGCATGCCTCTGGCGTCCCTTCGTCGGTGGCTGGTCCCATCGTACCGGCGGGGTACTGCTCGGGCGGCAGAGAGGCGGCCAGGGCTCACGGAAGGTGCTACCCGCCGTTGTTGCCCCGGCCGCTCTGGCCACAGGAAGGGCACGGCCAGGGTACCGCGCCCGCTGCGCCGGGCTTCCCGCGTTACGTCCCGCGTTTCGCGGGAAGCCCGGGAAGGGCCGTTCTCGCAGGTCAGAGTGGGTGCGGCGCTTCGGCTTCCCGCGTATCCCGACTTTCGGTC